GGAACTATGTAAGAACGAAACAGGTTATTGGACGTGCTGTTCGTTTTGAATCACATGCTGCATTACCTCATTCGGAACGCAAAGTTCATGTATATCAATATTTGACTTATTTTGACGATGGTGAACTCAAAGAACTTAAAGAAAATTCTAGACATACGCAGGCTATAAAGAATCTTATGAGAGTGGATAATCATAAAACATCAGATGAGCATGTATTCGAACTTTCGGAAAGAAAGTGGAAAGTGCTCGTTGAAATGGAGAGTATCATACAAAGTATATCAGTTGACTGTATGCTTCACGACCATACATCTTGTTTAAAATTAACACAAACAACTGAATTCACATATGATCCAGATTTTTCCAAGGATCTCGAGAGTGCTCCGGTCAAAAAGACAACAATTATAAAGAAAAAATTTGCCGTTCTTAAAGTGGATGAAAAAAATCCAGTATTCAAGAGATTTCCTAAGTATCTATGGGGGAAAACATTAGACTATGATGAATCATCAGGACAAGTATTTGAAAACGAAATTGAAATTGGGACATTTGACGGGAAAAAGTTTAAAAAGCAAAAATGAACATAAATTATTATAATAACAAGATACAATCAAGATACAATCAAGATACAATCAAGATACAATCAAGATACAATCAAGATACAATCAAGATACAATCAAGATACAATCAAAGCATTATTATGTGTCCTGAAGTGAGACAAACATGGAAGCAGTCCGAGCTTATTGTGAATCCGAATGTTATCATATTCAGTATGATTGAGAATGGAGAACGCTGGAGGAAAACCGTTTCACTTGATAAGGTGGATATAATTTATGATGCTCTCGATTCTTCAAAGTGTAAAGATTGTCATCTTTCCGAGTCACTGAAACCCATGACACCTAGAAAACTACATATGTGTTTCAAAAAAGAAAATATAGACCTAGAATCCATTACGCATCTAATTAGCGATATAAAAAGATGCTATGATATCTTATATCCTAATCAAACATGGGAAATATCGTATGATACCGCTGTTATGGAAAATGATTATTGGTATCAGGTATTATTTCATGTTATACATTGTGAAGATGTATTTGAAATGGAATCGCTTATTAGTGATATTTATGGACTTTCAAGTACTAAATCGCTTTTAGACCTAAGAATTTCATATGAAATTGATATGTCTGTGGACTGGGCTTTAAAGGGACAATATGGTATGAAACTTGTTCAGGGACACTGTTCTAGTTCACAAGATTGGTTTGCCGGTACTACATAAAACATATCCCATAAAACATTACATAAAATATATAAATGTGATAATACCCGATAAAAGGATTAAAAGGTTCATTAGAATCATTTGATTAACAGATAAATAATTATAAAGCATAAGTGTTAGTGTCAATGCGAAAAATGTTAGAGAAGTACCCATAATTGCCCTGTGGGTAAAATCCTTAACTAAGTTTTTTTTTGATATGATGTAGAGAAAATAAAAATACAGTAGAGGTGACCCCCAAAGAAATGCAGTGAGATTAAGATATTTGGGGCTTTCATGATAAATTGAAGTTGTGTAATGGATTACACTAACAAAAGCAAACGTCAAAATAAAGTCCTTAAGAAAAGCTTGAATAAAACTTCCGTGCATCCTAATTATTATGTTTTAATAATTTATTCACACACAGATATTTCTCTCGTTATAGCCGATTGAATTTTATCATTATGGGATATGATAATCAATGTTTTATTTTCTGTGAGTTTAAGTATAATTTGTATTACTTCTTGTATATTTTTATCGTCAATTGCACTTAATGGTTCATCCATAAGTATTACAGGTGCTTCACGGAAATAGCATCTCAATAATAACGTAATTTGTCTTTGTCCACCTGATATATTATCTCCATTAATACCCACCTTTGTATGAAGTCCACTTTCAAGTTTATCGAAAATTGATATTTTTAAGCTTTCTAAGAACATATATACCTCTGTATATGTGAGTCTCGAATTACCATATTTGATATTTTCAAATAAGGTATCATTAAATAGTTTGGTATTTTGGTCTATGAAGCTCATATTTTTCCTAATAACAGAAATGGGTGTTGTAGCTATATTCATCTGATCATATCCAATGTGGATATAGCCCTTATTTGTTTTTAAGGCAGACATGAGTAATTTTAAGAGGGTTGATTTACCACATCCCGAATGACCTTTGAGCCATATCCTTTCATTTTCATAGATTGTTGTTGAAAAGTTTTTTAAAACCCAATTATCAGTATTAGGATATTTGAACGAAATATTTTTAAACACAATCATTTCCTTTTTCGTTGAGGTATCTTTCCCGTTCATTGTATTCATTGTATCCGTCTTATTAATTGCCGGTGATTCGTTAGAGACTGTTTTTTTTGGTTCAAACGAAAGTTCGTTAAAATTTAGTGTATTTTCTATTGCTTGAACATTACCATACGCATTGACCACATCAGATGCTTGGTTTTGCATTCGTCGAACAAGACTAATGAAGTAATATAATTCGGCTATAAACATCTGTGTTACCTGATTTATCGTAATTTTCTTTGACTTATAGAGTTTGTAAGCGAGATAAGAAAATATGCAAAGTGATACAATAAGACCAATGTTTAGTTCCAATATAGTCTTCCACCCACAATAGCGGTTTAAGAAATAAAGTTTTCTATTTCTTTCTTCAAATTTGGAATGGCGATTTATTTCTTCATTTTCTTGTTGAGATACATAGATTGATGTAATATTACTTAATCGGTCCTGAACACTTTCCGAGAGTTCAATGATATCTTCATGAGCGGCTTTTGCGGTTTCTCTACATTTATTTGACTCAAAATAGAATAGTAAGAAGGAAAAGACTAAAACACCTAATTGTAAAAATCCAATGGATTTGTTAATTGAAAAAAAGTATCCTACGAGAAATAATAAGCCTGCAATAAAAGGAATGAATGTTCTGATTGTATTCATGAGTATATTTGACATTGCAAAAGGATATTCAGACAAAACACTGGTTATTTTACCAAGAGGTAGTGATTCAAACTGTGTCTGATATTTCTCTATAATACCTCTAAATACATATTTTCTTATGAATATTGTGAAGCTTGGTATTATTTCTATTTCAAAACGGTCCTTGAGTGCATTCCCGATCATTACACCACCTAATGTGGCAACGAGTGGTATTACATTATTTGGTTGAAATCGACTCGTTTTATATAAAACAGAAAAGAACCCCGATGTATATTTTGGTAAAAAGTATAACTCAATGGGAAGAACAATAAGCACAATTATTAAATAAATTAAAAACAAAACTTTATGCTTTATTAAAAAATCCTTTAGAACCCTAGTACTCAAGTTATTTTTTTCTTTGGACTTACTCATTATAAAAAGTCTATTTTTTCTTATTCAATTTTATTAGTATTTTAAAAAGAGGTTCTCGAAGATTTGTTTGAGGCTTAATAAATGGTGACATCCAAAACAAAACTCAACAGCCACCTTAAAAAGAAGGAAATCAAAGAGAACATTGAAAAACTTCAAAAAGAGCTTATTGAACTTCAAACATTATCGGGCAATGAACTCGAAAATTACTACATGCACGTCAAATCTTTAGATGATGATGCCCTTACCATGTTTTGGAAACCCAAACAGGCTGCAATGAATGCTGAAGACGGTCGCTCTATGATTCAAGCAGCTGTTGATGGATATAAGGATGTTATGGAATTATTAACAAAAGCGTATACTCGTGTTCAGTCCGCCAATGATACCTTTACTGATGACGAGTGGGTTGAACTTCAAAACGATCTTAACGAATATATTGCCGGTATAAAAACCATTGCTCGTTTTACCGAATATAACGGAAAATACTTGATTGATGGAAACTATATGAGTGCCAATCGCGAACCCAAAGCCACGTTTCTAGTAGGTGTACATCCAAAAGATGTAGTTACATTAGCACCATCCAATATGAATCCATCTGTATTAGGTGAAAGTACACTCTCTCAACCCCTAAATATCGATGGAAATGATATTATATCCGTTTTTGTCGAACATTTTTCTCGCTCTGGTATGAAAGATAAAGATGGGAAGGACATATCCGTCAAAATAAATTCCACAGAACTTGCTACCATCGCACTTACAAGTATTGATGACGCTATACTTCAAATCAAAAATTTACTTGTTGAATCATCACTTACCCAACAAGAATTAATGCGTATTAAAGGATTTATGGAGATGAAAGCCGAAAAAGGCGAGGTATTCTTAACAAGATTCAAAACCGATCGTGCCCAAGAAATTGCGGACGAACTCGAAAATTTATCTAATCAACTCGAACTTGTTACATCTATCGGAGATGTATGATAACATCACAAGTGTGTAAATCAATATTATACATGTAATGTAAGTTATGTTTTTATTGAACTGTTGTACTTCTATTGACGAATCATCTTCTCATGTTATCGAACAAGATAACGATGAAGACGACTATAATAGAGACTTCAATAATACAATTGACCCAGCATATGACCCAGCATATGACCCAGCATATGACGAAATACAAAAATATTTTGATAGACGTACAATAAATATCCTGCGACAAACCCTGTATCACCTATGCTCAGATGCGATATCAAAAAAGGAAAGACAAAGATTGTCAAAGAAATATAACCATAATGTCAAACTCTTATCCCCCAATATATCCAAAATATTAACTGGAGGGACATTCGGAAATGCAAAAGATTCAGTAGAAAAAATGATTGATTTCGAAAATAAATTAAAGGAACATAATGGGGTGTTTCTTCAAAAACTGCCTCACACCTAATTCTTCAGAGAAAGTTCTTCCAGTCGTCCCCCCCATCGCCCCACGTATACCATATAGAAATATAGAAGAAAGTTCTTATTATGATAACTCTCAACAAGAATATACCCGAGATTCCAATCAAGAATATGTAGACATGTCTAATATAGAAAAACACTATAAAACCTTAACAAATCTTGTAGCTACACCTGTAAAAAAATGGAAAACATCTCCTCTTGAAGCCTATAATATTGACAATACGCCATGAAAATTCATATGGCATTATAATGCCATTGTTTGCTTTTTATAATTTTTCAATTGTAGCCGTATGTACCTTATAATCAAAAGATCCTACTCGAACGCGGGTTGCTTGAGAGTCATAACCACTAGACCATAGGATCCTAATAACCAACCGATAGAATCATTGATAAAAATGTCCTTATACTGTTTTTATATCCATATTTATATCCACATTTTATCTTGTAATCATAAATATAATGACTCCACTGGAAGTTATATACTTTTTATTACCAACAACAATCGGATATTCCACGAGTATGTTTTGTAATATTGGTAAGAATGCTGGGACAATTGTTAAATTCCGACCACCCGCAGCTGTATTTGGTATTGTATGGTTTTTTTTATTTATATTACTGGGTTTATCTTGGGTATTTGCAGTTCGGGTAGCAAAGCTACCATATTTATGTATTATGACATATTTCTTGGCTTCGTTAAGTCTGGGGCTTTGGACATATGTATACGGCTGCAAAAAGAATAAAAAGGGGGCTTCTTGGGTTCTTATTTTATCCTTGGCTACTTTATTCGCTTCTTTATCACAAGGAAACGATGTATCAAAAGTTTTACTGTCTCCTCTTATAGCATGGGTTTTATTCGCTATGATAATGAATACAACAGAAGTAACCTTAGAGTCTTAAAAGAATATTAAAAAATCAAAAAATACTTAAAAATACTTAAAAATACTAAAAATACTTAAAAATGGATGAAATTTAATTTTCAAAAAGGCAAGAAATGTAGCTAAATATTATGTGTTTTCTATTCAAAACAACAAAAGAGCAGGTCTATAATGACCTAGAAGTTAAAACTAGACAAGTGGCTCATCTTGAGATTGTTCTTGAGGAAAAGGAGAGGGACCTAGAGGATATGGCTCGTCAATTCGAGATAGAAAAGGCATATTATGATACGGTAATTGATGAGTTGAAAATAAGAATCGATAAATTAGAAATGGAAAAGTTTCGAAGAAAAGAGGTAAAAAAAGGATTTATAAGTAGATTGGTAGATAGTATTTTCGCCTAAACGATTGTACTTTCCTTTTCCTGTTTATATTCCCTTACAACGGTATGAAAGCATACACTGGATTGTTTTGATGAATTCATAATAAGTCCGCTCGTAATGGGAATAGATAAACCTGAAGAGGAAAGATAATTTGTTGACGTATTTCCTGTTGATATATCAAAAGACGTGGGTAAATCAAATGCCAATGACTGTGCGGGTAATGTAACTGACAATGATACTTGGTGTCCTTCATTACGTGTTATATACTCGTAAAATTCTCCCGGTATTCCAGTCGGGTCAAGTTCGTGGAATGTAACAATATTATGTTGATCAAAAAAGTCGTTCGTGAAATACGATGGAGTTGACACAGTCCAAGTAGAAGTTCCTGAATTTCCCACTGTGATATTATTAATCTTAAAAGTATCCTGTAATGCTTCTATGGGTGTTCCTCTAGGTGTCAATATTTCGATACTTAGTTTGGATAATGAAGCAAGTGGAGTTGTTGGTTCCCATCCTTTACTAAACTTATCATACATACAAAAAAAGACGATGTTTGATTGAGATGTCTCTGCCCAATCTTTATCTCTTACAATCTTCGCAAAGGCACTTGAGCCATGCTCCGAAGTCCCAACAAACTGCCCGGGGAATTCCTTGACTCGGAAGTATAGATAAGGAAAACGACTAATATTATTATTTACATTTGGAATAATAACGTGGTTTAGCGAGATATGAATTATATTACGTAGCTCTTTGTTTCCTATTTTAGCTGTAAAAGAATATGCATTATTATCATTTGTAATAGATACCGAGTCCCTATCTCGGCTATTTATTTCTATAGCGGTTTTCTTATCATAATAAGTATCCGTGTGTTGGTTAACAAGGATTCGCTTTTGTTCTTGTGTTTTTTCAGGGGTATATTCCGTTCCACTGAGTTTTGGTGTATAAAAATATTCATCATATGCATCGGGGGTACCATCCATGGTCTGTAATTGATTAATGGGTGTTGCCATTGGTTCTTGTACTTGGTCCAAGTCTTGCATCCCTAAATTAGCTAGATCAGTTTGTATCTGAGTTTCTTCTAATTGTGGTGCTTCCCCGGGAACCCCTCCTTCTTTTAGAACTCCTTCTCCTGGGACCCCTCGGACCCCTCGGACCCCTCCTCCCGGGATACCAATTTCTTCTTGATTCTGAAAATTTGGGGGTTCTTTTATTTGGTATTGTTCTACATTACGATGGGATCCAGCGTGGGGATCTTCTATTACAAATGCGGGTGAATCCTGTGGTGAAAAGGCTCTTTTAACGACATCTGGTATACATGACATGAGAGCAGTTTTATTGAGTGTATTAAGTTTCTTATCTTCTTCGGCACAAGAATCAAATACGCGTACCATGGTTTCAAATAAGATACCTCGTGTTGGTTCATATTCTTGAACTACTGAGATATTGAATCTTTTTTGTATATCAGCGTCTAATACTCCAAGAAGCATATTGAAATTCGATTGATGAAAAAATTCTTCACTTATGGGGTCTACTAAATCCATCTATTAAAGAAATAGTAATAATATTTATCTTATTATGCCACAAGTTAGAAAGAAGGGGCGTTCATCTTCCAAGGTTGGAGTAAAGTATTCTACACATGCTGAAAAGAGCGAGATAACAGATCCTTCCGAGTTATCTTCAAGTATAATAATACACTTGAAGCCAAGTGAAAAAGTTGATCCTGATTTTTTTGAAGATGAAACATCTCTTTTAAGCCTTAATTATGACCCCAGCGTATGCGAACCATCTGCATATGACAATACAACTAATTCTTTTTTTCATGTAGAACATACTGAATCTATTCCTGAAGAACAAAGTGTGGTGAGAACGTCAGATTTAAAGACACTTTCTGGTGAAGTTTGGTGTTGGTGGTGTTGTCATCCTTTTGAAAACGAGCGTCTACAACTACCCCTTCATCTTAGACCAGATAAAAAGGTTGAATGTATAGGTACGTTTTGTTCTTTTGAATGCGTATGTGCTTATAATATGGAGTGTGGTAAAAAATATGGAGACTCTTGGGAACAACTCGAACTGCTTTATTCTTTAACAGATAGAAAAACCAAAATTACACCGGCTCCCCATCGTGAAGAGATTATTCAATTTGGTGGTAAAATGACAATAGAAGAGTTTCGAAATAAAAAAGTGCAAAGCGTTCTTATTCACCCACCCATGGTTTCCCTGAAACTTCATATGGATGACCTTCCTGCGAATGAAAATAAAATCCCACAAAAT